GCACTAAGAATTACGGCGGCTTCATCGGTTACGGCAACCTGCTCAAGTCACTTCAAAAGTGCATCGTGCCCGACCCAGACAGTGACATATATTTCACGTTGTGCGATCCGGCGAAGTATCGAGCTAGGTCAGACAAGCGCGTCAATATGTGCTTCACGATGTGGGAGCACGAGGAAGTACCGGAAAAGTACGTAGCCAATCTACGGCAAGCGGACGCTGTTGTAACTTGCTCCCAGTTCTGCAAACGGGTTTTCGAGGATATACTGGATTGCCCCGTATATTTTGTACCGCTTGCGATAGACGACCAGTTATTCAGTTATAAAAAACGGTCTAGGCCGCGAGGCAATAAACCGTTTAGGTGGCTATGGCTAAATGCGGCGGACCCGCGCAAAGGTTACGATCACCTAGCTAGGCTTTGGGAGAAGTTTTACTTCAACGACCCAAGAGTCGAGCTGTACATGAAGACGACATCAAACGTCAAGGAACAGATCGTTACGCACGGCAACGTGACGTTCGACTCGCGTATTTTACCGCCCGACGAAATAGCGGCTCTCTATCATTCGGCTCACGGGTTCATTTATCTTTCTTGGGGTGAGGGCTTTGGCTACACGCTAGCCGAGGCCATGTCTACGGGATTACCTTGCGTTGCTACCGAGCGCTCCGGCTACGTTGATTTCTTCAACTCAAGCAACGGCTATCCGGTGTCATATAAACTACACCGCGTAGCACGAGAGCTGTTCGGTTCCGATGGCGAAGATTACAGCAGGTCAAACGCACCGGACGGTAAATACTCGATTGCGATTGGCGATTCGCGCCAGTGCGTGAACTCGATGAACACGATTATGAGCAAGTACGGTCGTGCAATGAAAAAGGGTCTACACGCATCGCAAGGACTTAGAAAGCACTACAATATGCAAACGATGGCGCGTGCTATCAGCGACATATTCCAACTTTATAATTAGGATAAGGCTATGGCACGATCAGGTGTACCTCGGCAAGACCCGTCAACGACAGATGACATCATCGAGTGTATTGAACAGGATCGCGGCGATGGTCAGGGGACTCAGTTAGTACAGACGAGTAATCCGATGTGCCTCGCGGACCTGACCACGGTGTCTGGGCGTGCGACGGCAACAACATCAGACTCAGAATTGATTTCAGAGAAAAAATTACGTGTTCGCCTAGTGATTAGAAATCTTTCAGCCTCAGAGACGATGTACATGACAATCGACGGGGATGCGGCGACCACAGCGAATGGATTTCCACTTTATCCGGGTGAGACATTCACCGAGGTTACGTCATGCGGGGCCATACGCGGGATCACGCAGACGGGCACGGTTGATATTGCTTACATTGAGTACAAACTGGCATGAATCTTTTAACGAAAGTAATCGCCACTAGCGTCCTGCTTGTCGTATTATCCCTAGTGACTCTTAGGACGGAGATTGGCGCGCAGTTTATTTCTCACTTGCGCCCGATCTTCAACGCGCTTGAGTTCACCGAGACGAATAATGTCGTGAGCCATGACAGTCAAATTGGCGGTGACAATCTCAACTTCACCAGTAATAAGATGAACTGGGAAGGGGTTCGCGTAGTTCTCGATACGTTCAACAGGGATACCTACAATTCCCTTGAGTTCTCGGACGACTTTAGTATCACCAATGACACAGCGTGTGTTGGCGGAACGTCTGTAGGCGGAAATTGTAGATCGAGGTGCGCTACCGGGGACTCGAACGCGGGGGATGTTTGTTCCGTTGACGCGGACTGCAATGGGGGCAGTGGCGGTACTTGCGACGCCAATTATGACTGTTCAGGCGGGGGAACCTGCGCCCCAGATAAACAGGCGGTAATGACACTAGGCGCGACCGTCTATCGTGAAGGACGAGAGATACTGGTTTCGGACCTACCGGATCGGGTATTGCGTATAGATGCGTCACGCACCATGAGTCCTAGTGGTGGTGTGGATTTTAGTGCGGCAACGCTGAATATACCTAATAACACCAACGCCGTAAGCACTACAGCGGGCAGAATACATTTCGACACAAACGCTACGCCGCAGCCAATGATTTCAGTTGGTGACAGCAGTAAAGCATTGCCGATTAGAGCGTGCTCAATCGTGTCGAGCATACAGGCAACAAACACAATCAACCTCGGCACCCCTCAATATCTCGGGGCATGGGCTGGCGGCGTGCACCTTGTCGCGGCAAATTGGACCGCACCGCAAGATATGACGTTGAGTAATTTATCTTGCATTACTAGGGCGGACTTAGAGCTAAACAAGAATATAACAATGACGATAGTAAGTGCCACTGGGGCGTGCGCTGCGTCTGGTGGGGATGGGACTGAGGCCAATTGCACCTTTTCCGGCAATAGCCTGTCATGCACAATCAACGGTGGTAGCGGCAACAGTGACAACCAATGCACATCAACTACCGGGACTCACTCGCTCGATAAAGGTGACAGGTTCGTCATTGAAATAGATACAACCGCAGCTCCATCATCCCCCGAGGAACGCACCGTGCAATGCACCATGATCGCCTGCTTGGAAACTTTTGATTAAGAAATGATTACGAAACTTTTAGTCATTGGATTACTGCTGCTGGCCTCTTTCGGTGAGGCCGACGCCAAAGTACGTTTCATGCACGGCTTCGAGGGGTGTGAAGCGGACTACGACAAAGACGGGAACTCGCTCATATTCTCTGATAGTAATGGAACGCAGCCTATTAATTACGACGCGAGGAAAAAGTATTGCAATTTCGGCAAGGACGACAGAGGCAAGCTCTGCACGACAAATGCGGATTGCGAATCTACCTGTGAATGGGACGCGGACAATACCTGTTCGATTGAGTTCTCTACGCAGTCATTGCATAGGCTGAACATAGGGTCAGACTATCTAGGAACTAACACGGACTCGGCTAGGCTGCATTTCCAAGTCAATATTCCCGCAATCAATTTGGCTAATGGCACCGACCGTGAGCTGGCGGTTCTTCAACAGTCAGTTGGCTCGCCTGCTACACTTGAGCCGGGTTGTAACCTTAGATTGATCCCGACCAAGAAAGGCAACGGGGGGCAAAGCTGTGCATCTAACGCGGACTGCATAGATGGAAGTTGTACAGCGGGTTACTGTGACGGCACCCCCGGTGAATACAAACTGGTTCTTTATTACGGCAACCCTAGCACTGTATGCTCTGGCGGGATCAACGACGGTACTTCTTGTGACCCATGCCAGTCAAGCTCTGACTGTAGCAACGGTGCAACTTGTTATAACGGGTCCGGTAACGCTAACACTCAAGGCGCGTGCGACGACGTGTGCATTGCTGAAACTGCGGGTGAGCAATGGTGCATATCTAGTGCGATAGGTTCGAGCACGAATCTTTTGACGAATCGCTGGTATGAAATTGTCTTGTCACAAGACAACACTGTAGGTGAACTTGGCGATGTGAAATGCTCCCTAGATGAAGGGGGGTTTAGCCGAGGATTCCGCACCATCAAGCAAGGCGAGTGCGATAGCGGCAATCCCACGTATGAGGGATATGCGTGCTCCACGGATTCCGATTGTAATATTTCTGGCTCGGGAGGATCGTGTGATGCTTCACGGCCACAAGCTAAAATAACGTCCTCGTACATAGGGTCAGTTCGGAATGTTGACGCTCTGAGGAATGACGTGTCCTATTATATCGACGATATTGTCCTCACCGACTCTGCCGATGACGACATCAACAATGTCAGGATTGCTGAGATATGGCCCTTCGAGGACGGCACCACTCAGGCTTATCAGGCGGATTTCAACTCCTCCAAAAGTAATTGTGGATTCTCTGACTGCGACAATAATAATAACAATGGCAACCGCGATGCTTGCGTAAATGACACGTCCCGTGCGGATTCTGGCGAAACCGCACTAAACGCACCGGACTACGATTACGTCCATAATGGGGACTGCGACCGCCGCAACACGTCAAGCGACGGCGCGGAAGATTTGTGGCCGCTGACAGATTTCAGTGCTAAAGACGCTTTAGAAACCCATAGCGACCTCGACTACACCACCCCTAGTGAACAATCCCGTTGGGCAGATGTCATTTCAGCGGCTAGTTATGTAGTCGCAAGAGATTCGAGCCCAACGGATACTCAACCGACGGCATTGCTCACTCGCTTTGGGTTTGGCGACGGAACGTCTGGGTTCGAGCCGATTGATGGGTTATTGGTAAATAATCACACGTACCGCAGTGACTTTGATAACGGCATGGTACAGGGTGTAGGGGACGCTGGAACATCGCCTAATGAGTTCGCCGCCGCCGCGATGTCCCTAGTCAACTATTCGGCGTCATTCACCAGCCTTGCGGGGCCGGACGATATTAACAACCTGCAACTACAAGTCGAGTTCGACAGGGCGTCGTGCGGTGCTGGTTGCGGTATCCGCTACACAGCCGCCGTAGTCGAGGTGCTGATTCCGAGGAAGGCCCCCGATCCTCCGGGTGTCCTCACCGACAGAAACGACGACGATGCCGTAACCGTGTGCATGACAGCGGACAGCACTGGCAACCAAGGCACGTACACGAGTTTTGTCACATCGTCGAGTGACGACATAGATAATTTCATTAACTGCACGCGGGGGAGTAAAACGCTAAAGCAACTCGAAGAGCAATGGCCGGGTATGCTCGATGGCGAGCTTGGCGGTACGTTCAACTGCTTCATGACAAAAGGTACCGCTAGCCCCTGCGACTACATGATACTTGGGCCGATTGGCGTCAATGATTTGACCTCTGGGCAAAAAGCAATGCACCGCTGCGAGGCTGGCCCCAAGAAAGGCGTGACGTGCGAGCCGCGATGTAAGATAGGCGACTCCAATGCGGGTGATTTATGCGACCGGAACGCGGATTGTAACGGCGGGACAGGAACTTGTGACATTGACTACGAGTGCCCTGACAGCGCGTGCGTGTTCTTTGATTCGGGTTACTGCTATGGTGGGGATAATCACGCTGATATATGTAGCTGCGATGATGACTTAGTCAGACGGTGTATTGTTCCGGGGCAATACTTCGGCAACTCAAACTCAGAGGTATTCCCGTCTCAATGCACTGGACAGTTAGCCTGTTCGACTAACACGGACTGTACGATTGGTGCTCCATGCTCGTCTAATGCTGATTGTAGATTTTGCGCTGGCGGTGGCAATGACAATATTATTTTCGGATGCTTCACCAATTCGGATTGTGATGTACCAGACCTAAGGATAAACGGGTCTGACCGTAGTGATTTCGGTGAATGTACGAACGACAACGGAACATACAGGCAGACTTGTGACACGGGTATTAATGAGTGTGTTTCTAAGTGTGCGAGCGGTGAGTGCATACAGTATCCTACTTCGAGCGTGGGTGCGTTATTGGGCAACACTCGCTATTGCAGTGACGATGGAAGTTTTTGTCTTTCTGACTCTGATTGCACGGCGGGGACGTGCGAGATTGACCTTGCCGCGTGGGGTGGGATAATTAGCCGTCAAGATAATTTACGTGCGATCACGCGGTTTGGGGGATTCTATAATGCCGCGTGTTTGGATTCCGTAAACTGCGCGGGCGGCGTGTGCCTTTCAAGCGCCACGCCATCACTCATGCAGAGCCGGTTCATGCGAATGGTTGAGGTCGCAAGCGAACGTAGCGTGCATTTGATTATCGTAGCCCAGCCGAGAGGGCTGAGAAATACCGCATTTGGCGCGTGCAATGTAGACGACGTTGCGTGTACTACAAACTCCGATTGCCCAGTTGGGGCGAGTTGCGGCGGTGATTCGCTATGCGAGGGTCAGTGTCAATATCCTATAGAAAAGCGGGATAAGACGTGCAGTAGTCATGCGAATTGTAATGAGAATAATGTGTTAGGTAGCGCGTTCGGGACTGCGTCGGATCATTTAGATACGTTCACCTCAAACATAATCAATTACGCTAAAACGAACTCTGAATATTCCTACGCCGACTACGATAGGGCGTTTCATGTTCGTTGTCCCGGAAGGAATCATGCTGATTGCTTAGCCGATACAATCCACTGGGACGAGGAAGGATTTGCGGTAGCTCAGCAGGTCATTCAGCAATGCTTACGCAATGACTTTGGGGCCTCGGACGGCGATTGCAATGTGCCCAACGCACATCATTGCACGACGAACGCGGATTGTGCGACCGGCACTCAGGAATATCCAATTTATTGTGACTCCAGTAATAAATGCACTGGAACGTGTACTCAAGGTGCTGACGGCGATAGCTGCCACCACGACAATGAGTGCTCGCTCTACAGTTGCACATTCGACTAACAGTCTAGGCGGTACGATATGGGAAACTCTTTATACGGCAAGGGCCGTGAGGCTTTTTTATCCGGCGACATTTCTTGGGACGGGGATAACATCAAGTGCCTGTTGGTTAACACCTCGGGCGGCGGGACTACATATGCGGTCGCCATCGACAGCGACCAGTTTCATAGCGACATACCGTCAGCGGCAATCGTAGCTACGTCGAGCAACCTGACAAACAAAACAGTGACGCTGGGTGTGGCCGATGCCGATAACGTGACGTTCCCGTCCGTTCCGGCTGGCGCATATAGCGAAATAGAGGCTATCATAATTTACAAGGACACCGGCAGTAGCGCGACGAGCCCATTGATCGCCTACATCGACGAAGCGACGGGATTGCCAGTATTGCCGAATGGTGGAGATATTGTCGTGCAGTGGGATAACGGGGCGAATAAAATCTACAAGCTGTAGCCACCGATACGAGATACTGATAGCGCCATGAAAATGTAACAGAGGTAATTACATATGCCCCTTTTAGGATGGGATTATCATGTAGACGTAATCTATCAGCCTACGTCAATCCCATCGGGCGAGGCGTTCGGCAGCGCGACGATACAGCGGACGGTTACGCCGTCTAGTATTCTTTCAGAAGAATCGGTAGGTACTGGCCTTTTCGTATTCAAGGCCGTAACAGTCCCCGGCATTACCTCGGCAGAGGTAGTCTCAACACAAGCCAAGCTCTCGATTGCGGTCGATCTGGTTGGCATACCTAGCGCTGAACAGTTTGGCGAACCGCCGCTTATAGGCAGCCGTCAATCCGTCAGTTTAACCAGAATACCGTCGGCTGAGGCGTTCGGAACACCGTCCCTCGGAATCACGATTGAGGTCGCGTTCGGGCGAGTCTGGGAGGAGTTGGCTAGAACGCCGACGACGAGCCGCGAGTCCACCGACTACCCAGCAACGGGATCTGAAAGACTAAGAAAGCCTCGCATTTTGAACGAGATAGCTGCCGCATCGTACATACAAAATGAGTCGGTGCGTCACCCTCAAGTCGCGGACGAGTCCTTCCTAGTTAGTAGGAGAGAGTGGATTTAATGGAAACTATAGAAGCACCAGAAAGCTCCACTGTTAGATATACGGCGGTGCTAAAAGATGTTGACGGGACAGTAATACCGTCAGCAATCGTATCAACGATTACCGCTACGTTATACCTAGAGGATACGGCGGGGAATACAATCATTTCGGGCTGGAACGCGAGAGATATTTTCAACGCGAACGATTGCACCTTCGGGATTAGCGACGGACTCATAACGATATTTCTAGGGCCGTCTGACACAGCGATGACAGATACAACAAAGCAACGAGAGCGTTTAATTTGCGAGTACGTGTTCGTCTACGGTAGTGGCCCACAGAAAACAGGCAGGCATCGGTTCCGAGTCATCCTCGAAAATTACGGGAGTGTGTGATGGCGGTATTACAACTTTGTCATTTGAACGATGTCCTGAACTATCCCGGCATGGCGAATGTTGGTGACGAGGATAAAAACTGGGTTGAAAGACTGATCGCTGGGTTCAGTAAACGAGCCGAGATGCTGACCAACCGCTTGTTCTACAGAGAATCTAGGACACAGGACTTCAGCCCGGACATTAATCAGACAATCATCCAACTACCGGCTTTCGGCAATACGTCAGACACGATAACAAGTGTGTACGAGGACTTAGACAGGGAATGGACCCCCGGCACACTCATCAACTCTGCCGATTATTTTTATGATACGGACACCGGCCTCTTAGTGCGTGACCATTCGTACTGGCAACATGGACGTAATGTAATCAGGGTTACGTGGACAGGTGGCTTCGGAACCACGGTCGATGACGTACCAGACGACTTACGCATGGCGGCAATCATGCAATGTGCTTTTTGGTATCAGCGGCGCAACGAGTTGGGCGTAACGCAGCGGACTTCATCTGGGGGCGCAGTGTCCCTGACGAGCCCGAGCAAGCTGTTGCCAGAGGTTGAGGACGTAGTGTCGTTATACACGCTTTATACGTTCGACGGCGGGATCAAGGGCGGTAGGCGGTACTGAACGTGGCAATACAGAACTCTGGCGTAGTGTTCAGCCTGACCCCGACACTGCGGAAGAAACTCAAGGAAATGAGGAAGGTGACGGCATACCGTCGCGCCGCCGCCGAGGCGCTGAGGCCAGTAGGTAAAGAGTACACAGAACGGATACGCCAAGACCTCTCGGAAGATTTCAGTAAGGGCACGGAGTCACAGAGGTTCCCGCGCCGTCGCAGTAAAGATTTATACAAAAGCATTGGCTACCGAACACTGACCGGAAAGCGCGAGACGTTAGGAACGCTACGAATCGGCGTGTTGAGCCGCCGCAAAAAAATCCTAATCACGGCCAACGTACAAGAGTTCGGGAAAGTGATTAAAAAACGGCCAGCGGGCCGGATGCTGACTGTGCCACTAGACGCGGCCTTGAACGCGCGTGGATTAAAGAAGTTTAGCGCGAAGGAGGCGGAAAAGAAGTTCGCTGGCGGCACATTTATCGCTAAGGGCATAATCTTCGGACGCCGCAAGACTAAGAAAAGAAAAGACGAACCAAGAAAAATCGTACCGCTTTTCGCGTTGCGTAAGTCCGTCAAAGTCCCCCCGCGTCCATTCATCAGGCCGCGTATACCGGAAATACGCAAGGCGGGTACAAGTGTGTTGCGCGAGATCGCAAAAAAAATACTCGCTAAATAGGCGCACCTAATGGCAATAACACTAAGCATACGCGAAAAAATCATGGTCAAGGTGAAAGAAAACCTTGAGCAAATATCACGCAACGATGACTACTCGTATGATGTTCGTCAAGTGATTCGGACGAACTCAGAGCTACCAGACCACCCCCCATTGCCGAGCATATTCGTCTACGAGGGCGAGGAGGACAAACAGCCTTTACGCAAAACACCTAATCAGGTGCAATGCACGCTGCCTGTCGCCGTTGTCTACGTTGCCGAGGATTATAACGAAACAGCAACTACGGCGAACGCTATGCTGACCGACGTAGTGCGAGCTATGGGAAGCTCGGTGCGTGTTGGCGATGCCGATGCGCCGACTCGTTATCAAGACGTAGAGGTCTACGAGATAAGCAACGAAATTGTGATCGACGACGTGAATAACCCGATTGTCTACGTGGTTGTAAACTTCGAGTTGTACTACTACCACTCACACGGGGATCTTACTAAAATACAAGTATGAGAAGCATAGACCTGATAAGCGAAAGATCAGATCCGCTTAGCACGAATCAGTTCGGTTATTCATACGCACGCAACACTATGCTTGAGGGCCTTGAGCGCGACGATTGGGACGTACTGGATACTGAGTCACCGTTTGCGTTTCATTTCACATCCCCACTTGGCTTCCGCCCTGCACGCGGCAAGTACAACGTATTGTACACAATGTGGGAATCTGACTCGATAGATGAGCAGTTTAAGTTACATTTGCATGAGGCGGATCTGATTATCGTGCCGACTAAGTATTGCGAGACGGTATTCTCTCAATACACCGATAGGCCGGTTCTGATTTCACCGCTCGGCGTCGATACGAAATCGTTTCAATACCGCAAGCGCGAGATGCCGAAAGGCAGGCCATTCAGGTTTTTTTGGTGCGGGGCGTGTAATCCGAGGAAAGGCTGGGAATCGCTAATAACGCTCTGGATGTCAACATTTATAAATACTCGTAGCTGCGAGCTTTACCTCAAGACAACATATGCTGGCTGCGAAATGATGACAGACCGCAACATGATCTTGGACAGTAGAGTTTTAGACCGAGAAGACTTACACAAGCTGTATTACGATGCAGACTGCTTCGTGTTCCCGCACTCAGGGGAGGGATTCGGGCTTACGCTGGCCGAGGCAATGGC